GTTGACCGCGAGGATCTTCGAGTCCGCGACGTTCTCCTGCATGCGAGAACGACTGACAGGGAACTCCACCCATCAGGACATCAACATTCCCGTTGTACTCGTCAAGGTGGATAGATGTCATGTCCTGACACAGAACCGGAATCCCCGGATGATTGATGCGCAGTGTTTCACAGCACTTCGCATCAATGTCATTGAGCAGCAGAGGGCGGTATCCGGCTTCGATGAAGCCAGTTCCAAGACCGCCCGCGCCCGCACATACCTCGATAAAGGTCGCCATTCCTGTATATTTCAAGGGGCGCGTTAAATTCGTTTTACGGGCATTTACATGCAACCTCCCTTAATCACTCAAGATGTCGGGTCACATCAACGCGGCCGGTTGGTATCTCTCAACAACTCGTGAACTCAAAAATGCATCCCTTCCTAGCGTAATCGCCGAGGACATTCACAACGTTGAACACTACCAGAGCGCAAACCCGAATGCGCCTCCTGCGAAGTTTCTATTTGGGTCTTGTTTGCTGATTCGGAAGGGGAAGAAGACAGAACCCGTGTTCTTTCGCGCTTCGAACATGCCGCACACTGCGGATATTTTTGAAAGAAAGTTGACGGCATTTGCGAAGAAGAACGGCGAGTCGATGGTCGCAACTCATGGGTATGGCGCTGTTCTTCCACCGATGTACATTGCGGGAATCTACAAGAATCAGTTCTTTGATCACGGGGAAGACGCTTGGAAAGAGATTCAATTCGATATTGGCAAGAAGGAAGAAGAATGCGAGACTGATGAGTTCAAGGCCTTTCCTTTGAATCCGGTCGAGGTCTTAGTTAAGCCCGACATTGAGGAGACTCTCATTTGGACGGAGGAAGTTGTTCGTCTGTTCCAGGAGCACGATATTTGCACAATCGAATGGCATAGAAATCCAACCTTCAAGGGACACGAAGACCTTCGCGATAAGAAACAGTTCTTGAATTTTTTGCAGGCACTACAGTCACAGTTCGAAGAGATAATCTGTACGGGGGCTGTAGAGATCGCGGGAGTCTTCGTGGATGACAATCAGAAATCGACCATCTATCCTTTCCCCTACAACTTCTACAAGGAGCTGCACAATCCGAATACTCTGGCGTTTCCCATCTCTCCATATGGTATCACGGAACTCGAAGAGTTTGTCGATTTCAACGTGACCTACACGGACACGAGCACTCACTGCTGCGTTCAGCTCTCGACGGGACCCGTTTGGTTTGAAATTAAGGAGAAGACCGGGCAGATTGAACCGCTAACTCCTATTCCAGATATCGCCCCGCGAATGGTTGTGCGTATTGGAAAAATCAAAGAGCACACCAGACTCTACGCAGAGTGCATCGCAGCAGATTGCGATCATCCGCTGCACCTTCCCAATCTCCAATCATTCGCAGATGGTCTTTATCTCGACCTTGGCGATTATCGCATGACTAAACAGCCTCTTTCGGGAGTTCTTCCGCGATCTCAGTACTTGCCATATCTTGCAAGCACCCGCGTGCTTGTCAAGGTATGCGACGAGGACACGAAGCGCCGGTATATTGACGCAAGGGCTCGGAAGGATTTGTCGACTTTAAAGACTGGCAATGGCAACCGCATCAAAAACGTAGCAGATGCTCTCGTTAAATTGATGACACGAGCTGTGAAATCGGGAAAGCCAATCGAAGATGGTATTCGGGATGCAGTTATCAAAGCCCCTGCAGTGCGGCGCACGCGCGTACGAACGGCCGCGAATGACGGCAATGCGTACGAAACGAATTGTCTCGACATTCTTCGCGAGTACTTTTCATCCGACGACACCATCAAGGTGTACGGAAATGATGTCGCAATCCGTCGAACCATTCTAGAAACAGACGACAAACAGTTCACCGGAATCGACATCTTCCTGGAGACCAGTGGAATCTGCATTGCGATTCAGTGCAAGCGCAAGGATCGCGTAGTCTCCTCGGATTACGAGTCGTTCATTCGCACTCTTCGGTATGCTCGAGAGAAGCGCTCATCTGACTATGTTCACGGACTCTTCGTGGTGCAGAAGATGCCCGATATGAACGCAAATCTGCTAGAGATGCTTGCAACCCCGAGCGTTAATCTACTCATCCTCCCTGACAGCAATCTTGAGTCAATTGTTTCCTGCGTGTGCAATGTACTCGCCTACTACGCTATACAGACTGAATAACTCTCGCGTCACCCAAATGTTCACTATTACTTAAAGACTGGCAACATATATAATATAATGTCTAGGTTAACGAACGAGCAGAAACTGCAGTATTTGCTTCAAAAGACAAACCAATACGGTAAAATTGTCAATGAAGAACTCGGCCATTGTTGGGAATGGAATGGAGCGAAAAAGGAAGGCTATGGGCTCTATTCGAAGACTACCGTTCATAGGATTTCATGGGAAATTCATAATGGACGATCTGTCCCTAAAAATATGGTAGTTCGGCACAAGTGCGATAACCGATGCTGTTTGAACCCTAATCATCTTGAAATTGGTAGTGTTCAAGATAATCACACGGATATGGTATCTAGAGGAAGAGCTCGGGGTGGGGGACGTCGTGGCGAAAATGCTACAAATACAAAACTTACGGTTGGACAAGTTAGGGAGATACGAGCCAACCCGCATGGATGCACCATGTCATGTCTTGCGCACCGATATCAATGTTCAATCAGTCAAATTTCTCGGATTATGCACAACGAACGATGGAATGAGCTCGATGAGCACGAAACCGAAGACGCGCTGTTCTGGAAACGAGCAATCAAAGGCAAGCGCATGGTAATTCCAGAGTTGGGAGAATGTTGGGAAACGCAGAGAGAACGGCAGCTCTTATCTTATCGAAACCACAAAATGCTTTCTCATCGAATTGCTTATTCAATTGAGAACGGAGAGATTGAAGATGGAATGCTCGTGCGCCATAAATGCGACAACCCCAAGTGCATTAATCCAGAACATCTTGAGCTTGGAACTCACAAGCAAAACATGGAAGACCGCAGCAAGCGAGGTCGCACTACAAAGGGAGAAGCGCATCACTCATCGAAACTTACTGACAAAACTGCGATGGAGATATACGAACTCTGCGGGAAGAAATCGATGACAGAGGTTGCGAATGAATATGGCATTGCGAAGCAGTCGGTTTCAAAAATATGGAAAAAGAAGAGCTGGAAACACATCCACAATCAAACGCTCTGAATGAACTCCCACTGTAGATAATCGCAAATCTTCTTCCAAATCTGGTCGTGCGCGATTAGTCGGTCGCGGCTCTTGAGGAGAGGGAAGAAGACCTTGTACTCATCCAGCTCCAGAAGCTCGAAGAACTTGTAGAGGATGTAGCTGTAGGATAGGAAGTTGGTTCGGTCGTCGGGACAGTAGAGTAGGAAGGGAGCCTGGATCTCCTGAAACATTGCTCGAATTTTCTCTTCAATCTCCGGTGTAATGGTAGGAGGCGGATTGCCGTTGAGTCGGGAAAGGATGTGGGCTCGGTGCTCATAATACTTCGAGCGACCCAGTTTCTTAAGAATCTGGCGTATGTCATCCTCCGACAGGTCTGCAATGTTCGCAATGCGGCGCTTGCGAATCTCAAGAATGACCTCGTTCATCACATCCTCCGGAATCACCGTCGACTCCTTGGCCTGAAACTGGTTCAGAATCTCATTGAGATGGTTAATCTTCTTGTACGCGTAGTTGTTCCGCTCCTTGGGAGGGTCACGGAAGCTGGGGAAGTCGGAAACCACCAGCGCATACTCCTCGGAACCACAGCGCGGGCAGACAAGAATACCCTCGGAGCTAATCTCCTCGCGAGCCACGTTGCAGACAGTGCAATGCTCGGTCATCGTCTGAATCACATCGGCTCCCGGCGCAAGCTTCATACGCTGAATGTACTCGTCAAACATCTGTTTGCGAGTAGGTCCAGTGCTCTCGGGAACAGGCTGGGAAAAGAACTTGAGAATGGTATTGGAATTGTCCTTTCCCGCTGCGTGAGACCGCGAAGACGCATTCTGCTTGGTGTAGTACTCCATCAGGAGATCCATATTCTTCATGTAGTACTCCTGCAGCGGATGCGTGTGCTCAAGCTCAACCTCAATCTCGCGAATCCGCGCCTGAATATGGGTTGCTTCCACAGCAGATGCAACATCATTCTTCGAGCACAGTTCCGAGTTTTTCTGACGGAGGTTTGAAATCTCCTCTTTTAACTTGTCCTGAATCAACGTCGAGTCGCGAAGGTTCTGAACGATTTCCTGATGCATTGAGTCCAGTGTTCCGGAGCTCGCCGTTCCCGTGGGCACCTCCCGGATTTTGCGAATTCTGAAGACGTCCATTTAGTAGTTCCTTCACTTGGTTTATGTAGACTGTATTTTGAAACATACACGGTCTCTGTCGAAGAGTGGT